TTTTAAGATTCCCTGCGACGGAACCGGCATAGGTCATGGATTCCGCCAGGAGCTGAACGGTCGTGTTGGTGTTATTAGCGGTAGTAATAAAGATGTCAGAGACTCGGTTCATCTCGAAGGCTTCGAGCTGGAATTGACGAAGCGTATTCGCTGCATATTCGGCCGCTTCCCCCAAGCCGACAGCTCCGGCGATCGCGAGATTAAGGACGCTCGGCGTCGCCCCGAGGACCTCGTTGACCTGCAGCCCGGCCCTTGACAGGTTGACCTGAGCCTGGGCCGCTTCCTGGGCGGTAAATCTCGTCATTGCGCCGAGTTCCCGCGCTTGCTTTGACATCCGTTCCATATCGGTAGCGCTTGCGCGGGTGACGGCATTCAACTCGGACATTTTCTCTTCGAAACCGACGATCGTCCTCGTTACATCCCGGGCGATCATCAGCCCGCTGAAGGTCACGCCCAACTTGGCGAGAAAAGCCCCGGTGTTCTTGGCGGCCTTTCCCATGGAGTCCAGGGATTGATCAGCTTGCCGAACACCCTGTGAGGCTTCCTTGGCGGCCCTTCCCATACCACGAATCTTCGATCCGGTGGCGTCCGACTCGGCCTTCGCCTGCTGGCTGCTAATCTCCACTCGGAGGGAGGACTTTGTTATCGCCATCGTTGTTTTCCTTGTTCCGTTCTCTCTCGAGCTTCTCCGTCAAGAGGCGCCGCTGGGCGCGGTCCGCGAGGGTGATCAGTCCGAAAAGCTTTAGTCGGTATTCTTGGCACCGATCGTAGCCATGTTCATCCAGCCAGACCTGGATGGAGGAAAATGGAATCGCCTGCATGTATCCCGGCCGCTGATCCGCCAGGTCCTCCAGGGCCTCGATCGCAGGCTGCAGGTCTTTTCTCAGCCTCGGCCGATCCTCCAGGGAAGGGACGTCCCATCCCTGCTCCTTGAGCTGGATCAGGAACTCGGCGTCTCGTTCCCACTCGACTCCGAAGCGGAGAAATCCGGCAAGTTTTTTTCCACCTCCTTCTTGTCCGCCAGCATCCAGCGATCGCGCTGTCTTGCCAGGATCGTCACCTGCGCGATAAAATGCTTCATGCTCTCGTCCCGGATCCAAGCAAGCGCGACCTCGGGACTCCACTGAATCGGGGAACCGTCTTCATCCTCGACGCCGGAGATATCGAGCCAGATCACTTCGGCGAAGCACTCCTCCCCGATCTGCTGCCAGATCTCATCTGGAATTTCCTCGAACTCCGCGCCGTCCCAGCGGCCGCCTTTACGCCAGGCTTCCACCTTCTCGGAAAGCACAGCGTTGTATTCCGGACAGTTGATTCGCCGCAGCTTGACCTTGACGCCCCGATGTCGCGGGACATCGAACCATTTCCCTTCCGATTCCGCGTGGACGTCAGATTTCAAATCGTTGATCTTCATGACACTCCTTATTCAAAATCGATCGATTACGGTTCTGTGTCGGACTTGGCGATGCGGATGGTCTTGCCCTCGTCTTCGTGCTTGTATGCCTGGAAATTCGCGTTCACGATCACGTCCGTGTTCAAGCCCTCCGCTTGGACGGGCGCGCTGGTCATCTTCAGTCTCATCAGCTCGAGCGTGTACATTTTGGTCGTCGCGGCCGTCAGGTCGAGTATGTGGAAGGCTAGGCTCGTCGGGGTGTTGTTGAGGTACTTGTTCGCCAGCGTGGCCGTCTTGAAGTAGAACGTGGCATTTCCCGTCACCGTGCAGGAGCCGACCCCGAGGGACTGCGGCCCGATCTCGTCGCACTGGGTCTGCTGGCGGAGGTTGTTGGCCAGGTTCAAGGTCATGGTCCGGATGGCCGCCTTCTCGCCCCCCTCGAACACGGCGTACATGTTCGTCGGGGTGGACATGATCTTGCGCGTATTCGGTGGATCGTTGGTGCCGCTTCCGAAGGTGGCGGTCTTGGCCTGCTCCTTTTGGCCCAGCCAGTTGAACGTGATGCCGATGATCCCGGATTCCTTCACCTCGAGGGTCATGCCGGAGGGTGTCAGGCCGTTGAAGAGGCGGAACGTGGTGGCGATGTCCGTGAACTCCCTCTCAACGGAATAGGAGGACATCGTTGTCCCCTCGGTGATGTCCGGCCCGTTCACCATGGTTGCATCCGACGGGCCCGGGCTCTCCGTGATCAGATCCTCGACACCGTGAGAGACTTCAACCCATCCCCCGGAGGCGTCCACATCGTCGACCTTAAAGTACCCGATGTTCTGGTAATTGCTCCAGGATCCGGAAACCTTGATCCAGGTGTATTTCTTGATGTTCGTAAATCCGTTGGCCGAATCCTCAAAGCGCTGCGTGGTTCCATTGGCCGTCATGGTGGTGATCGGGCCTACCTTGTAGGCGGTGGACCAGCCCGAGGACATCAGGGCGGCCACGAAGAATTCATCGAAACTCAGGTGAGACCAATGATGCTTGGTATCGCCCGCGGCATGGAGACCGGCCTTGATCACATCGGTGATCTCCCGGTCAGCCACGATCTCCTCGCTCTGGATAAATTCGGTCTCCTGATGGAGCGTCTCCCCTATGAAGCGGAGATCCTGAAGCACAGGACTCCCGGTAGGAGTGACGCCCCAGGTGGTCTCCTTCTTGTAGGCGAGCTTGACCCGATTCGCTGTCATTTCTCATCCCTCCTTATTCAGTTGTAGAACCGGTCCGCATGGAAGGGGATATGAACGTCCACCCTCCACCATTCTTCCTCCCGCAACTCGGACTCCGGAGACGGAGCCTCGTAGGTCACCGAAAGGTCATCCAGGTCCAAGAAAGCGTTCACGATCTGGGCGACCAGCAGGTACAGGTTCTCGGTCCCCAGGTTGACCGGGGTCAGGAGCTCCGCGATCGCGATCCCGGACATGCGGTACAGGGGATTGGAGGAGTTCTCGATGCAGACCATTCCGACCGGCCGCACGCGAAAGCGCGCCCAGCAGTCAAAGGTGCCGAGCGTGGATTTATCCACCTTGAATGTGGCGTCGTTCGGGTACTGCGTCTGCACGCCGTACGGATCCGCCACGTGGGTATCCCATCGGTCCTGCACCTCCGCGATCACATCCTTCCAGGAAAGAGCCATGGCTCCTCCATTAGGGAAACATCATCGAGACCTCCTGGATCGTTACCGTCACGATGCCCCTCGGCGCCTGGACCGAGTATCCGCCCCGGACCAGGATCTTTCCGCGCCGGCCAGGCCTTTTGTCCTTGCTCGGACCCGGATCAGGCGGCGTGAACAGCCCATCCTCCAGGACCAGGATGTGCGGCTCGTTGTTGACGACATAGACCGTCTGGAAGGGCAGCAGCGATTTCAGGGCGGACAAAGCCGCCCCATAGGTCGCTCCTCCGCTCCGGTCCTCCCTTCCAGTCATGCCCGTGGCCGGCGCCCCCAGGCTGAGCTGCCAACCTCCGCGCGCCCATCCCTCGTCTCGAGGCGTCCGGAATATCACCCCTCGAAGTACGTGCATGGCGATCGCTTCCACGAGGAGCCGGACATCCTCAGGGATCATCCGGCGGGTAAATTCCTCCAGGTCCGCCTCGAACTTCTCAATACCAATAATGGGCATACCGCACTCCAAAGAGCGTTTATCGAACGATCGTCAGCTCGTAAAGGCAGATCCGCTCCCCGGAATACAGGGGCTTCTCCGCCTCCAAGATCCATGGAAATCCGGCCAAATCCACGGACTGCCCCTCGGTGGGCGTCCAATCGAGATCCTGCGCCGCCAGGAAGACTTTCAATTTCCCTCGATGCGTGAGCTCGCCCGGCTCCACGTAGTCGTCCCCCTCGGAGACCGGCACGACCGGCGCCTTCTTCTCCTCCTCCGCGTATCCGATGAATTTCATCTGCGCCGGGTCGTACGTCCCGGCCGTCCAGACGTGGAAGGTCGCCTCGATGCCGAATCGGGCGATCAGCTTCTTCATCTTCGGGAGGAACTTCTTATCCAGCCGGGTCATGCCGGTGGACGGCGTTCGATCCGACTTGCCGGACTTTCGGATCGCCGCGCCATAAAGCCCGATCTCCTGGAAGGTCCAGATCCTCCAGATCTTGACCATGATCCATTCCATGCCATCCAAGTGTACGATCATAAACGGCTCGGGCGTGGTCCCAAGGTTCAGGGCCGGGATATAGATCATGGCGTCCCCTCGGACGAGGACGTCGTCCGAAAGCATTTTTTCCGAGATTGGATAGGGAGGTGTGACCTTGACCCCGCTGATGATATCGCCGTCGAGCTCCTCGAGGTCCACGGTCTTCCCGTACTTCTTGCAGATTTGATAGACCTTCTTGGTCAGCTTCTCGTCGAGGACCTCGGTGATGTCTTCCGCCAGGCGCAAGGCGAATCCCAGGGTGGAGAAGGAGTCTCCCTGCTGCAGCGGGGGCGCCGCGAAACCCAGGGTCGAAAGTCCGTCGGCCGCGCATCCGGCCATAACCAGTGCCTCCTTACGGCCATGAAATCGTGAGGTCCAAGTTTTCGTTTGGACCTCGATCGATCGTCAGAATCTGACTCAAGGAGTCGTAGCTCCAATCGTAGAACGGGGATCCTCCGTCCGTGATGCCGGACGGTTCCTTGTCGATGGGCTGCATCCGGATGGTCTGCGTCTCGGCGTTCGTTTCCGAGTAGACCAGGTACATCGTCGCCGCGGTTCCCTGGAGGTTGGCTTCGTTCATGTCGACGAGGATGTCCTTCAAGAGGTCCGCGTTCGCAATGGTCAGGCGGTTCGGGCTGTACTCGCACTTGATCGAGAGATACCCGAAAAAACCATCCATGGACCGCTCGACCGTGAACCAGTGGTACTTCGTGCTTCGATCGAGGATCTGGACCAGGTCCGAGTTGTCGTAGGTCGCCCTCGAGTAGGAGGCGATCCAGTCCAGGGCGTCGTCCGGATCGCAGAGTCCCCAGCCATGGGATCCGGACGGGTGATAGTCCTCGTGGTAGTTCGCGCCGGCGGCTTGCAGCAAGGCTTTGAGCTGCTGATTTTCGACCAATCGATTGAACACCGTATCCTGTCCGCTATACGTGTGCCAGACCGGGAAGTTTTTCAGGTTCCGCCCGGGCGAATAGTAGATCTGATAAGCATCATTCACCAGGTAGAGGGGGGAGGCCTGCTGGTATCGAAAAAGATGGGCCGCGTCTTTCGGCCATCCGAGCCGCCGGGGTAGGTAATAT